GCAAGCGGAATCTGCGAGGTGATCGCGAGAAAGTTCCATGGCCCTGCTCAGCCTGCGCGCCTACGCCAAGCATCGCGGCGTGAGCCTGGCGGCGGTGCAAAAGGCGATCCATTCCGGGCGGATCACGCCCAACGCCGACGGGCTGATCGACAGCGACCGCGCCGATGCCGAATGGGCGGCGAAGACGCGGCCCGGGCAGCGCCGGGCGCGGCCGGCGCCGACGGCGGCAAGGGAGCCGGCGGAGCCGGCCGGGGCGGGCGGGCTCGATTACTTCCGTGCGCGGGCGATTCGTGAGAGCTACCTGGCGCGGCTGGCCAAGATCGAGTTCGAAGAGAAGACCGCGAAGCTGGTCAGCCGCGACGAGGTGCAGGTGGCGGGGTTCACGCGCGGCCGCGTGGTCCGCGACAACATGCTGAACATCGCCGACCGCTTGGCGGCGACGCTCGCCGCCGAGAGCGACGTGGATCGCGTGCATCGCATTCTGAGCGACGAGATTCGGATGGCCTTGGATGTCCTTGCCGGCCCAAACAGCGACTGAGATCTACAACGCGGCGTTCAACGCCGGGCTCCGGCCGGACCCGGTCCTAACGGTGTCGGAGTGGGCTGACCGCTACCGGAGGCTGTCGGGAAAGTCAGCGGCCGAGCCGGGCCCGTGGCGCACGGACCGCACTCCGTACCTGCGGGAGATCATGGACTCGCTTTCGCCGTCGTCTCCGGCGGAGCGCGTGATCTTCATGAAGGGCTCACAGATCGGTGGGACCGAGTGCGGCAACAACTGGGTGGGCTACGTGATCCACAAGTCGCCCGGGCCGATGATGGTGGTGCAGCCGACGGTCGAGCTGGCCAAGCGCAACTCGAAACAGCGCATCGACCCGCTGATCGAGGAAAGCGACGTGCTGCGGGAGCTCGTGAAGAGCCCGCGCTCGCGCGACTCGGGCAACACGGTTCTGTCGAAGGAGTTCCCCGGCGGCGTGCTGGTGATGACCGGGGCCAACTCAGCCGTCGGCCTGCGCTCGATGGCCGTGCGGTATCTGTTCCTGGATGAAATCGACGCCTACCCTGGGGACGTCGACGGTGAGGGCGATCCGATCAACTTGGCCTTCGCGCGCACGCGCACCTTCTCGCGCCGCAAGGTGTTCATGGTGTCGACGCCGCTCGTTGCGGGCTGGAGCCGGATCGAGGCCGCGTATGCCGAGAGCGATCAGCGGCGTTACTGGGTGCCGCGCCCGCACTGCGGCGAGTTCCAGGTGTTGAAGTTCGAGCGGCTCCGCTGGCCCAAGGGCGAGCCGCAGAAAGCCGCCTACCATTGCATTGCCTGCGAGCAGCCGATCTTCAATCACCAGAAGAACACGATGCTCGCGCGCGGCGAATGGCGGCCCGAGGCCGCCGGCGATGGGCGCACGCGCGGCTATCACCTGTCGAGCCTCTACAGCCCGGTGGGGTGGTACTCGTGGGAGCGCGCCGCCGAGGACTGGGAGAAGGCGCAGAAGGATGTCGAGCGGCTGAAATCGTTCGTCAACCTGGTGCTCGGCGAGTCGTGGCAGGAGCGCGGCGACGCGCCCGACTGGCAGCCGCTGTACGACCGGCGCGAGGATTACCCGATCGGTACTGTCCCGCGCGGCGGCCTGTTCCTCACCGCCGGCGCGGACGTCCAACGGGACCGCATTGAAGTTGAAGTCGTGGCCTGGGGCCGTGGCAAGGAATCCTGGTCGGTCGATTACCGCGTGCTCATGGGCGACACGGCGCGGGCCGATGTGTGGCGGCAGCTCGATACGCTGCTCGATGAGGAATTTCCGCACGCCAGCGGCTTGCGGCTGCCGATCCGGGTGCTGTGCGTCGATTCGGGCTTCAACCCGCGCCTCACTTATGACTGGGTCCGGCAGCATCCGCAAGCCTCCTGGGGCCCCGCCGGCGCGCGGGCCGCGAATCCGAAGACGGCGGTAGCGGCAAAAGGTACGGCGCGCACTGATCGGCTCATTCTGGGCGCCTCGCCGGTGGACGCAAGCCGGCGGCGCGGGACGCGCCTGTGGACGCTGGGGACGCCGGTAGCGAAGTCGGAACTCTACAGCCGGCTGCGCCTCGTGCCGCCGACAAAAGAAAGCGGCGAGCCGTTCCCGGCGGGCTACTGTCACTTCCCGCGCTACGAAGAAGAGTACTTCCGGCAGTTGACGGCGGAGAGCCTGGTCAAGGGCCACTGGGTGGTCGCGCCCAACCGCCGCAACGAGGCGCTCGACTGCCGCGTGTATGCGCGCGCGGCCGCGTCGATCTATGGCATCGACCGCTTCACGGAGAAGCACTGGCGGGAACTCGAGGCGCTGCTGCCAGCGCCTGCCGCCCAACCGGAACCGGCGGCCGCGCCGCACCCGCGCCGCGTACGCCGAATGACGGTCCGTTCGAAGTGGATGCAGAACTGACATGGCCTACTCGCAGACTCAACTCGAAGCGCTGGAGGCGGCGTTGGCCAGCGGCATGCTGCGCGTGTCGTTTGAAGGCCGCAGCGTCGAGTACCGGAGCGTGGAAGAGCTCAAGAAGGCGATCGCCGAGGTGAAAGCCGCCCTGGCGGCGGCGGACCCGGCGCGGCCGCGCTCGCGCGTGATCCGGACCTACACGGCCAAAGGTTTCTGATGGGCTACTGGCGGAATCTAATGCGGGCGGCATTCGGCTCGCCGCTGCGTGCGCTTGCTGGCTATGAGGCTGCCTCCACCTCGCGCCGCACGTTGGGCTGGAACCCGGCAAACGAGGGCATCAACGCTCTGGTGGCCGGCGGCGGCGACGCGCTGCGGGCGCGCTCGCGCGACATGGTCCGCCGCAACGCTTGGGCCAGTAACGCGGTGGAAAGTTTCGTCGGCAACGCCGTCGGCACGGGCATCAAGCCGCAAGCGAAACACCCGGACCCGGCGGTGAAGCGGCGGCTGCAGGAACTCTGGCTGCGGTGGACGGACGAAGCCGACGCGGCTGGGTTGACGGATTTCTACGGGCTCCAGGCGCTGGTCTGCCGCTCGACGATGGAAGGCGGCGAGTGCCTGGTGCGCCTTCGCGACCGCCGGCCCGAGGATGGCTTGACGGTGCCGTTGCAGCTTCAACTGCTGGAAGCCGAGCACCTGCCGACTGCGAAGAACGAGAATCTGCCCAACGGCAACGTCATCCGCGCCGGGATCGAGTTCGACAAGATCGGCCGCCGCGTGGCCTATCACTTATACCGCGAGCATCCGGGCGAGAAGCTCATGTTCTTCAACGCGGGTGAGACCGCCCGCGTGCCGGCGGAGTCGGTACTGCACATTTACAAGCCGCTCCGTCCGGGCCAGCACCGCGGACAGCCATGGCTCACGCAGGTGCTCGTGAAGCTCCATGAGCTTGACCAGTACGACGACGCCGAACTGGTCCGCAAGAAGCTGGCGGCGATGTTTGCCGCCTTCATCACCGAGAACAACCCCGAGGATCCGGTGATCGGCGCAAAGCCGGGCGAGGCCGAGACGGATGCGAGCGGCGCGCCTCTGGCTGGGATCGAGCCGGGCTCGATGGTGAAGCTGCTGCCGGGTGAGGACGTGAAGTTTACCGAGCCGGGCGACGTCGGCGGCATGTACACCGAGTTCATGCGCGTGCAGTTGCGCGCGATCGCCGCGGGCCTCGGAATCACCTACGAGCAGCTCACCGGCGATCTCGAGCGCGTGAACTACTCCTCGATCCGCGCCGGTCTGCTTGAATTCCGCCGCCGCTGCGAACAGTTCCAGCACCAGGTGATGGTCTATCAATTCTGCCGCCCGGTGTGGCGGGCCTGGATCGAGGCCGCTCTACTGGCCGGCGCAATCGACGCGCGCGACTTCGCTCGGGCTCCCGAAGCCTACCTCGACGTCGAGTGGCGGCCGCCGTCCTGGGCTTGGGTCGATCCGCTCAAGGACATGAATGCCGAGGTCACAGCCGTGCGCGCGGGCTTCAAGCCGCGCAGCGCCGTCATCAACGAGATGGGCTACGACGAGGAGGACGTCGACCGGCAGGCGGCGGCTGATTACGCGCGCGCCGATTCGCTTGGTCTGACCTATGACTCCGATCCGCGCAAGACCACGGGTAACGGGCAGAGGGTGGCGGAGCCGGCGCCAGCGCCTGTGAATGAGAACCCATGACGAATCTCCCGCACATTGCTTCGCGCGTGTTCCACACGCCGCTGATGATCGACTCGAAGAAACTGGCAGCGATCCTGGCCGTGCTCGCGCCGCGTCTGGGCATCGAGCCGCCCGCGGTCGAAGCGGCACTGCTTACCGAGCAGCGATCGCGGAAGCCTTACGCTGTGACCGACGCCGGCGTCGCCGTGATCGAAGTCTCAGGCAGCCTCGTCAACCGCGCCTCGGGCCTGGACGCGCAGTCGGGGCTCACCTCGTATGAGCAGTTGGGCAACGAGATCCTCGACGCCGCCACGGACCCGCAGGTTCGGGGGATCCTGCTGCGCTTCGACAGCTACGGCGGCGAGGCCAACGGCGCCTGGGACGTGGCCAGCCTGATCGAGGAGGCCGCGCGTATGAAACCCGTGTGGGCCTCGGTCGACGACTGGGCCTTGAGCGCCGGGTATCTGCTGGCCTCCGCGGCGGACCGCATCTGGGTCACCCGCACGGGCGGCGTCGGTAGCGTGGGCATCATCGCGATGCACCTCGACCAGAGCGGCTTCGACGCCGCCAACGGCCTGCGCTACACGACGATCTTTGCCGGCGAACGCAAGAACGACTTCAATCCCCACGAGCCGCTGTCGACGGAAGCCCGCGACGTGCTTGTGGCCGAGGTCAACCGGCTCTACGGCATGTTTGTCGATGCCGTCGCGCGGCGGCGAAGCCTGAGCGCCGACGATGTGCGCTCGACCGAAGCAGGCATCCTCTACGGCGAGGACAGCGTTGCTCGAGGCTTCGCCGACCGCGTGGGCACGTTCCGAGACGCCCTTGCCGCAATGACTGAGTCAGTGTTGAAACCCAAGTTCACGAAAGGAGGCACACCTGTGTCTGAAACCACCCAGGCGGCCGCGAGTCCGCCCGTTCCCGATCTTGCTGCCATCGAAGCCACGGCCCGTGAGCAGGGCTACGCCGAGACGGCCGAGATCATCGTGCTGTGCACGATCGCCGGCCGGACGGCGCTGGCCAGCGATTACATCACCCGCCGCCTCTCGGCAGCCGAGGTCCGCAAGGAACTGCTTGCGCTGCGGGCCGAGGCCGACACGGAAGAGATCCGGTCCCATGTGCTGCCGGAAGCGAGCACTGCGGCCAGGCAGAATCTCGAGGAAAACCCGGTCGTCAAGGCTTGCCTGGCCTTGGCCGGAGCGAAAGGAGCGAAGTAAGCGATGCCTGTCCAAACCGAACCGAACTACTTGGGCGACTGGCTCAAGTTTGAAGAGAACAATCTCTACAGCCGCGACGAGGTTACCGTCGCCAGCGGCCAGAATCTGGCGACCGGCACGGTGGTCGGAATCATCACCGCCAGCGGCAAAGTGACGCAATTCGCGCCGGCCGCAAACGACGGCTCCGAGAACGCAGCCGGAGTCCTGCTGAATGCCGTCGACGCAACCGCCGGCGACCAACCGGGCGTGATCGTTGCCCGCCATGCCATCTGCTCGGACAAGGGCCTGACTTGGCCTGCGTCGATCACCGCGCCGCAGAGGGCCGCCGCCATCAGCCAACTCAAAACCCTGGGCATTCTCGTCCGGGAGGGAGCGTAACCCATGCCGATGCTCAACCCATTCGCAACCGATGCCTTCAACATGGTCGCCCTGACGGCGGCCATCAACAAAATCCCCAACACCTACGGGCGG